CCGGGGCATATCTGCCAGGGCCACGATCTGATCGCCGCCCCAGTACGTCATGCCCCGGAATATGGCCGCAAAGTCACGAAGAACGGTATAGGCGTCGTTCCGGTCCTGAATGTACACGTTGCAGATGTACCGCGGCTCGGTACCGCTACCGCCCTTCCCGTCCGGTACTGGCTGATCGCAATACTGGGCCACCTGGTACAGCATCCATTTGTCGATATTCGCCGCCGTGAGCCGGTGACCCAGGCCGAACCGGTCGGATACAACCAGGTCGTAAAAAATCCACGCCGGGTTATCGGTCCACGCCCACTTAAACGCACCAGTCCAGGTACCAGTGTAAGTGCGGGTTTCCGGGTTATAGGTATCAGGTACGCGGATCACACGCCCGCGCGGCTCACAGGAGATCTGCGGGATTGAGCCGTTAAACTGGCTTGAATCGAATTCGATATACAGCAGGGCTGTGTTCGGGTAGCGCAGCTTGGCGTCGATCACTTCAGTGAAGCTCTGAAGGGTCATCGTGTCGCCGATCTTCGCGCTGTTTGCATCAGCGGTCAGCTTGCGCAGGCGAATAGTCCAGGTGCTGCCCGCCTGAGGCAGATCGATACGGTGGCTGCGCTCATAGCCGGATGTGGTTTTACCGGTCACGCTGGTATTCAGCACGGTCTGCCAGGCTCCGCCGTCGGTCTGGAGGTCAATCGCATAGTTAACAGAGTTACCGACCAGATCGCCGTCGTTCTCCTGTTTGAACAGCGAGGGCCATTTCAGGCGAAGACGAACAGCCGAGAGCTGGGTATTGGTAAACGTGCGCGTCCAGGCGGTGGCACTTGATACTTCGGTACCTACGGTGATTTCGTTTTCTGTACCCGGTATGCCCTGGATATAGCTCTGTGCCTGGTTACCCGGGCGAAACTCCCACACCACCCCGCTAAAGTTTGGCGATCCGTCTGCGTTCTCCAGCGCGGTACCATCCAGATAAATATTTTTACCGGTGAGCTGGCCGGAGAACTCTCCCTCTCCCAGAGCTATCAGAATTTTGGCCTTCGCTACAGACTGGAGATCATCGGGTTGTTCGGTGGGTGTGCGTGATTTAGAGCCACCGCCTTTGCGGCCCCTGATAGCGGTTGCGTTTACCATATTGCGCCCATAAAAAAAGCCACCCTGAGGTGGCCTGAATGAAAGGATTATTGTTACTGCTGATCTTCGACGTAAATGCCTGCGGAGATGATCGCGCCGCCGATGCGCCGACGTCCGTAAAGCAGGGGAACCGGATAACCCTGTGCTGCGGTGTTTGTTACGCCGCCGAACGCATATGAGGCCCGGTTATCGGCATCCTGCTTACTGGCAAGTCCTGCGGGTTGAGGAGAAAGCATCTGGATCACACCACCAGCCATAAATCCGATACCAGCGGTAACCATCCCGCTACCTATGACGCCACCAACTCCAGTCCACGAGGTCATTACGCCAACAATTGCGCCCGTAACAACAAGTACCGCGCCCAAAACGGTTTGCAAAACCCCAGCTTTTTTACTTCCGATAACCACAGGCACAATACGAATCACATCTTCTGTAATTGGGTATCCCAGGTCATCTTCGCCAATATTTTTCTTTCCTTTGAAAACAGCATAAGTAAGGCCGCGGCGATCACTGGTAATCATAAATTGTTCAAACCCTGTGATTGTTGCCGCTAAAGCTCTTGTAGCTTCATGAACTGTACTTATCAATCGATGATGGGTCTTACCAAATGTCTTTCCTAAGATGCCCCCAAGTTCGATTTTAACCATGTTTTCGCTCATGCTTACCTCATAAAAAAAGGCCGCCTAAGCGACCTTAATTTTGACGAATGTTTTACTCAACTTGCCACATCCTATACTGACCTGCAGCCCCAGTTTCTGTTTTGTATTCTTGATAATGCCCGTTAGCGATGATATTTAAAGATTTTCGCCACTCTGTTAGCGCGCATTTGAATCTCACTGAAAGCGTATGCTCACCATTTGGCAAATAAACATCAACATATTGATTTTGCTGTAACCCTGCCACTTCTTTTTCATCAACTTTCAACACTAATGGACAGTTCTCGCCCAGCCCCGATCCAGATAGTTGCTGTACACGATGCACCCTGACTTTGGTAGATGCAGTTTTACTATTTAAAAGTGATGAATCATAAATAATACTCGTTGCCTCATACGGCTTTGAGGCGCATCCAGATAATACGAAGATAACTAAACTAAAAAATATATTTTTCATTTTCTCCCCCTTAAAGAATTGCAGGAAGATTAGCACAGGGCTTTATATCTCAAAACTTTCATGGTTCTTTCCTGCCAGTACCCACCATACGGCACGCGCTGGCTCAGGTGTCCGTACAGATGGTGCAATAGCATATTACCTTCCAGCAGAATCCCCGCGTGATTCCACTTGTTGGCCTGAACCTGCATGATCACCATATCACCTGGCTGCGGCGCGCCGTCGAATTCCCGGAACCCGCATTCGTACCAACATTCCTGGTAGAAATTATCCGGGTACTCGTCCTCCCACCAGGGATAATTCACCCTGTAGTCATGTAGCTCGATGCCGTGTGTCTGTCGGAAATAGCTCATCACCAGCCCCCAGCAATCGTACACACCCAGGACGAATGGCCGCTCAATGAGGGGGATCTCTCCCCGGGGCATGATGGTCCGTAAGTCACCTTCCGGCCAGCTGACGATGTGCCAGGGTAGCCCGTTGATGTCACACTGGGCCTTATCCGTTTCGCTCGGCTGGGTGGTTGCATCGGGGTGGCTGTGAACGATGGCGGTCACCGGTCCCCATTCTTCGGCGGTGGCGTAGTCTTCCGGGCAAAGGACAAAATTGTCCTCTGGAGTCGTGGCCAGATTACGGCAGGGAAAATATCGCTCTACCCGGCTCTTCTGCGCTACCACGCCGCAGCACTCGCGCGGATACTCCTGCGCAGCGTGTGCCATGATGGCCGTGACAGTCTTTTTACGCATGTTAACTCCTGATCAATGAGGTACCCGGGAAACCGCCGAATGAGAGTTCGTTATTTTCACCGAACCGAAGTTTGCAGGCAGACAGAGTGCCGTTGCATTCGTCCAGAGAAGGATCACTGACCGGATTGTTGTTTTTGTCGAAATAGCTCGAACCGGCGTAATCGCAACCATCACCGGTACGGTATTTATTACGAATGCACCAGGTGCAAAGAGAATGGAGCTGGCGCGTCGGTATCATCAGTCCCTGTAGATCCATCGGGCTAGAAAGCGTGAACTCTACAACCTCATTCGTTTCACTGCTCTTTGCGTCGATATAAAAAACCTTCAGCTTTTCCTGTGTCGGATCGGCCGTCGTATTGCCGCCAGTGAAGTTTTTCGCGTCAAGATATTTACCCAGCGTGTCATGGATAGTCACCTTCGCCTGCAGCATATCGTCATAGGCCAGACACAGCGCCGTGATTGAACCGTCGAGGTTAGCTACCGATAATTTCGGTTGAGCGCTGCTCCCACTGGTGGAAGCCTCGATCCCCTCAATCTGACAGGGCCACGCTTTATATTCCTGCCCCTGCCACCAGAGTGATTTTGCCGGCAGCTTATTCTCATCCCCGCCGGCAGCGATAATTTCTGCTTCAGTGTGTGCGAGGCTGTAGCTGTGAAACCGCAATACCTCACCCGTACCAAAGGCCGTGCCATCGACTTCAAACAGCCTGACTTCATTGCCGGGTTCGAGTTTCTGATAATCTGCGTTAAGACTCATGGTCGGAATGCCTGTATGAATGTTGCTTCAAGGTTGAACTTCCCGGCACCGAGGCCAGTGGGCTTATAGGTTTCGCAACGATAAAGCCCCAGCGCCTCCAGCGGTGGTTTCCACTGGAACGCCTTAGTTCCGCCGTGCCTGTCGAGAAAGGATTTAATGGCGGCGATATAGGACTCATTCCCTGTGAAATTGAGCGTCCATTGCTGACTTCTGGGATTTAACCCGTCACCCGATACCTGCTCATATCCATCGCCAAACTGCGCTTTCCTGGTTCTGAACGTCGTATCAGCTTCAGCGTTAATGCGCGGGCACCATGAAAAAGTCTCTATAGCCATTTTTAGCGGCCTCCTCGTGTCGCATTCCAGATATCACCGCCGGGGCTGATATCACGCATGAGATTCTGTTTGTACCGCTGATCCACAAACCGTCCGATCTCGGCACCGAATTGCTCCAGCCCCGCTGAGGTTTTGGTTGTGGTGTTACCGTTGCCGTCGATGGTGATATATACCTGCGGCGCGGAAGATGTCGCCTGGCCACCGCCGCCGCCAACAGCCCGAACACCGAGCGATCCATCCGGCGCGCGTGTCAGTGGCATGATTGCCTCTGGCCCTGCCTCCCCCATGATTCCGGCCCCGCCTTTTGCGAAGGCAAACATGGTAGGGTTCCTTACGATCCCGTTGCTGAAAGCGCTAAGGGATGGTGAGTCATAAACCCCACCCTTCGCGTTGAACTGAAAATTAGAGCCATAGCTGGAAACCGCTGTGCCGGTACTTGCTGCCGCACTGGCACCGCCGCCGAAATAACTGGCAACTCCACCCACCAGAGAGCCGAATAAGCCAGAACTGGAAGAACCGCCGCTCATCGCGTTCACCACCGCCATTTGCAGGGCTACCTTTTCGATGATCTGCAGAACGGAGACGCCCCAGGCTTTCCAGCTAACTTTATTGCCTTCAAGCATTGAGGTTACGTTACTGAAGGCGCTGTCCATTGTGGTTTTGACACCATCTGACACGGTGCCAGATACGTTGCTGATTTCGTCGAGCCAGTTCGCATAACCGCGTGATACACCTGACCTCCAGTCAGATTCGGCCTCAGCAATGGCTTTATATTTTTTATCCAGAGCATCAAGCGCGGCGGCGCGCTGGGCGATAGCTTCGGTGCCGCCGTCGGTTTTGGCGAAAACACGGTTAATCTGCTGTGTTTCGTCGAACCGGTTGCGCTGCCGATCGCTCATAGCTGAGGTGTCTGTGGTGAGGGTTGCATCGTCCCGGAACTTCCGGGCAGCATCCGTCAGATCCCGGAGGGCGTCAGCCTGTTCACGCTGTTTGCGAACATTTTCGTCTGCCTTCTGATTCCACTTTGCCAGCTCGGCAGATGAAGCCTGTATTGCGCGCCGCTGTTCGTCAGTCCACTTGGTGCCAGCCTGATGAGAGGCTGCGTACAGTTCGGAAGCTTTTTCGCCTTCGGAGGCACGTACGCGCTGAACATCTATGGCCACACTGAGATCGGCCATTTTGCGGGTGTACTGTTCGGCCTGGCTCGCAGCTTCTCGCTCTGCTTTACCCTGGGCCTGAGAGGCAGCTGTTGAATCCTTTTTAGCCTGAGCTGAGGCAGCATCCTTTTTGGCAGCCTGATCCTTGTTGTAGATGTACTGGGTATAAAGCGCGCCGGTTAGCTTAAGGTCTTCTGCTTCATAGACGTGCTGCTGATGTAATTTTTCCAGCCCGCTAAGGCTCGCCATTTCGTTATCACGTCGTGACCGCTCGAGCGCTGTTTGCTGCTGAGGCGTGGCGTTCGCCATTGATACAACCGGACCTGCATACTGCGGAGGTTTTGCACCTGCTGTGGCCGACATCGAGCGATTGAGAAGATCGTAAGCCCCTTTCAGGATAGAGACGGCGCCTGCCTGCTCAATGGCTTTCTGCGTCGCCAGATCGCTGGCTTCGTTCACCAGCTTTTGAGTCCGTTCAACCTTCGAGGCAGCCTGTTCGCGCTGATATTCCAACTGATTAAGCTTGTCAGTAAGCTCAACGTTTTTGGCCGTGATGTCAGCCTGATCCATGAAGGTGTTGATCAGGGTAAGAGTCGGGTGGCGATTATAATCCTGCTGGATCTGGTCCACTGCCTTAAGGCTGTCTTTCACTCGCCTGATTTGCGAGTCGAGATCAGCCAGGTCCTGTTTCTGAGCCTGCAATGATGTCCGGGCATCTGCCGCAGTGGAACGCAGCCCCAGAACCGACATCTGCTGCAGTTTTGTGTTGATCTCGTCGAGGTTGTTGGCAAACCCCACTGCTTCACGGTGTACCTGCTGGATATGCTGATACAGACCGTACATCGCCGCACCTGCACCGATAATAACGCCTGGCCAGCCGCCGAGAATGCCCAGCACACCACTACCCAGGCGGGTCATCACTGAGGCTGTATTGGTGAGGTTGTTAACTGCTGATGCCCTGCCTGCAAGAGCTGCATTAAGCGAAGCCTGAGCGGCCGCAAGATTACGCTCGGCGACAATTTGCGCCTCAATACTCGTTGCCGCTGCGCGTGCCTGTTGTGCCCGGTAGACAGCCTGCCGACCCGCAGTAACGCTGACCTGCGTACCGCGAACCTGTGCCTGCGCCAGCGCAACCTCTGCGGCTGTGTTAGCGAGCACAGCACGGGTAGACTGCCCTACGCTGCCGACCATGTTCCCAAAATAGCGAGCCAGGCCAACCCCCACCAGCAGCCCCGCAGTATTTGCTACATCATCGATGTTGTTAGCCAGACCATCCAGCACGCCAGAAAGCGTGGAGGATGCCCCGACTGCATCATTCGCGCCACCTACCCAGGCGAGAAATGAGTTCTGCACTTTCTGTGCAGAACCGCTGATAGATGCCGGCAGCGTATCGAACTCCTTTCTCAGGATCTCAACATTAGTCAGTAGCGGGACGATTTTATCCGTAGTCAGCTCGCCATTGTTGGCCATATTGCGCAAGCCGCCAACGGTGGTGCCCAGGCCATCAGCAAGAAATTTCGCAAGACGACCACCGCTCTCCATGATTGCATTAAACTCCTCCCCACGCAGAACACCGGAGCCCAACGCCTGGCTTAGCTGTGTGATAACAGAACTCGCCTCTTCCGTACTGGCGCCGGACAGCTTCAGTGAGGTGGCAACGGTTTCCGTTACCTTTGCAACATCTGCAGAAGCGTAGCCTGCATCACGTAAGGACTGAGCGATACGGCTGTAAAGATTGCTGTTCGCTTCGAGAGAGGTTCCGGTGCGCTGGCTGATCTCCATCAGTACGCGCTGGGATTCCACATAATCCTCGCTGGAAGACGATGCCAGGCGAAGACGACCGTTCAGTTGGTTCCATGTATCAGCGAATGCAACAAGTTGATGCGTGGCAAAAGCGCCCGCCCATGCACCGGCAAGGCCAGCGGCTGAGGATCGAACTGTTGCGAGTTGTGAGTTCAAATCTGCCAGTGAGCGTTGTGTTTCTCGGGTGGCCGCTGCTGCCTTTTTCCCGCCCTGCTCCATAGTGCGGTAGTAATCTGTCCCCATGCGGGAAGCTCGGGCGATCTCTGACTGGAAAGAAGAGGAGTTCGCCGAAATTTTGATTATTAGCTCGCGCAGCGTTGCCATATTTCACCCATAAAAAAGCCCGCAGCCGCGGGCATTAAAGACTGGACATCCATTCTTCAAGTTCAGAGACTTCATCGCTTTCTTCCTGCTCTCCCCACTTCAGCATCACTTCGGGAATAGTGAATTTTCCGCCCTGAGAGTTCAGCATCGCAACGGAGATTTGTGCCGCCTGCGCGTCGGCGCGCCAGTCGCCAATCGGACTGATGCGGTCAAACTCGATCCACATTTTCAGTTCGCTGGCGGTGATGGTCTGGCGCAGCTCCTGCAGGGTGCGCCCCAGCCGGAGCGCCAGCGACATCAGGAAGAAGGTCAGCGGCTGCTTTACGGCTTTCCCGCTTCTTCCTGGCTCATTCCGAGGCCGAGAGCCTGCGCCAGCAGTCGGGCGTGTACCGGTCCGTAAATTTCAGAAACCTGCGCCTGATCGTCATCGCCAAAAACGCGCTCGCCGTTTTCATCCAGCAGAACGTCAATAAACAGAACGACGTCGGCCTCTTTATTGCGCAAAAATTTCTGTGATTCGGTCAGGATGGGTGGCTCTTCACCTTCCGGGATCTGAGGATTGACGATTTCACGGAACTTTACCCAGGCATCGCCGGAGGGTTCGCGCAGTGTGACCTGTGCTCCGTCCCATTCGGGCACAGTAACGCCCGGTTTTGTGCGGTACGCTTTTGATGCAGTAAGCGCCACGTTGCGTAGTGAATTCTGTGAAGTCCTTTGCGCCATTTCATTCTTCTCTTTTTACAGGATAGGGGATTAAAAAAGCGGCCGAAGCCGCTCAGGAACCAGATGCGGAAATGCGCTTAGGCTTACCGCGAACACGCAGCGAATAGGTTGCCCCAACAACGGATGAGGTTGCCGCAGACCACGAACTCTGGCGAACCTCCACCAGCACATAAAAACCGTTGCCCGAAGGGAACACCACACGCAGCGCGCGCAGCTCATCGTTTTCATATGCAGTCTGCAGCGCTTCCTGTGCTTCTTCTTCACCTACCCAGTTACGGGTGATACTCATTTCTGCCGGCGCGGCAAGTCCGTTGGTTTGCTCCTGTTCGGTTGAACACAGTGTGGTGACGTCGATATCACCCTTCTGGCCGCCGGTAAAGGTGATCTCCTTCGTTGCACAGGCCGCTTCCAGCCATGTAACGCCAGCTCCCGGGAAGGTGGAAGAAATAAAATCCGCGGCGGTTACAGGCGCGTCGGAGACGGCAACGGTCATCCCCTTTGTAACTTCATACTTACTGGTCATGATTTCTCCAGATTAAAAAAGCCGCCCTGAGGCGGCGGTATAAGTTTATTGCCAGATCTGAATTTCCAGGGTGGCCCGGTAAAGCCCGGTATCTGGCTCGTAGCCGTTGATCTCGTTTAGCCCGACAGGATGCAGATCGCCCAGAGCAGCTTTAACCTGATTACGCAGCTCCCGGGCGTCATCAATTGACGAGGCCCAGGCGTCAACCTGAACGGTGCTTGCTGTTTCTGCCTGTCCGCAAAAAACATCTTCGCTGACTGAACTCGGGAGCAGATAAATCACCCACGGTGCTACGGTACCCAGCGGCGCCACGTAAGGAAAAACGTTACCCTCTGCCAGGGCGCTGAGACGCTGATAAATATCGGCTTCGGTCATTTCGCCAGTACCTCATCAATGGCCTGGTTCATTCGGGCCATGGCTACCCGTGTCGCCTCTTCCTGGCGGGTATCGAATGCCGGGCGAACGAAGGGGTGCGCAGGCATATTCGACGTACCGAGTTCCACGAAACGCCAGTAAAAGGCATTGCGCGGGTCGGACGCCTTCATGCTGTTATCGCTGTTGTTGGTGCGCATATTACGACCACGAATATGGACGCCAGAGGAAATTTCACCCCGGCGGCGCCCTTTCTGGGTCACCAAAACCACGTTTTTTTTCAGTTTCCCAGTTCGTTCAGGGGCGCGATTTTTAACCTCTTCTTTCAGGACCTCGGCGCCGGCTCGGGTGGCATCGCGCAAAACCTTGTTATTTTCGGCTTTGCTGAGCGCCTCCAGATCCTGCGCGATATCGGCCAGACCTGAGAAATCAAGACTCGTTGAAATCACTGTTTCATCCCCTTCTCGCAAAGTAATTCCAGCCTGGTGCCGTTCTCTGCTGAGATAGCCGACTTAATGTCATATATCTCACCATCTCCGGTAGGCGGCAGATGAAGGGCACGCCATCCCGTGGTTACGTGAATGCCTGGATAACGACGCATCCAGATCCGGGTTGTGGTGCTGCTCAACTCTGCGCCGCCGTCCATCATCTCCCGGCCCGATACATCCGCGACTTCTGCCCGAACCGAAGCAACATCGACCCAGCCGGTTGCAGGCTGTCCGGACGGTAATCGCCCGGTTGCCGGTTTCTGAAGGATTACCCTGTGCCGCAAACGTCCCGCTTTCATAGGCCATAAATCCGGTAAGGTTGAAGGAGTGCTTCAGTGGATAGGGCCAGTGCAGATGCCACATTCCCAACGTTTATAGCTTCGCGATTTGCGTACCAGTGACCAATCAGCATCAGCATAGCTATTTCGATATCCTCGCCATAAAGCAGTGCGTCCGAATCGGCCTGATAAAGCGGATCATCAGCTTTTTCATAAAGCCGACGGCGGGTCCATTTTTCAACGTAGCGTTCCGCAGCTTTTATGCCCGTATCGATCCAGGCGTCGTCTTCCGTGAAGTCCTGTTCGATATTGCAGTGATGCTTCACCTGCTCTTTAGTCAGCATGCGCGCCCCTTACTTACCTTTGCCTTTTCCTTTTGGATCGGGGTCTTTATCCGGTCCCGGTTTTTTGGCGCCAGGTTCTGCGGCATAACCGCGTGCCACCAGCTCGCGACCATGCTGCTCCAGCGTCTCGAACTCGGTGCCTTCAGTGAGCACGCTGCCTTCAAAGTAAATGGGCTTGATAGCGATCAGCTTCATGGCTGTCTCCTTAAAGGAAAAAAGAAAAGCGGCCCGCAGGCCGCCGTTAAGGATTACGCACCGCCACCTGTAGCAGGCGCAGTGAAGGCTCCGTAAATAAACGCTTCCGGCCGTTTCACCGCAAGTGCCAGGCGCTCTTCGCAGCGAATTGAGATCATGTTTTTCTCGAAGTCGTCGGCGTTCTCAGTGGAGATCACCACGTTGGCATCTTCACGGTCGAACAGCTGGGCCGCGGCGTTGAATGCTCCGGTCAGGAACTTGCCCTGGAATGCTGCGGCTTCGGTCGCAACCACTGGCAGGCCCCACAGGGTTGGCCCGGTCAGGGCCGCCGGGTTCGCCAGGATATAGCGGCCCAGCGTGTCCTTGGTGAGTTCAATTTTCGCCCAGTCGATAAAGTGCAGGACGTGGCCGGAAGCCGGGAAGCGCGCCAGCTGCGCCTGCAGCATTGCGAGGCGAAGATCATCGATGCCGTTCTGCTGCTCAACAGTAAAGGCAGCGTCATAAGCAGACGCCTGCGGGACGATGCCTTTCAGGTGCGCGCCGGTACCATCACCGAAGAGAATCTCCTGCTCTTCGACATATTTCAGGCCGTAACGCATTTCAGCGTCGATAGTGGACTGCAGCTGTGCAAAATCATCCAGGATCTGTTTGGACGCCTTGAACATGTGCGCGATGGTGGTCACCGGAGTGATCTGCGTGGCGAACTGAATATCACTGTACGGTTTGGCGGTACCTTCCGGCACAACTTTCGCCGCATTGGTGAATCCGGTCTGCTGCACCCAGAAGATGGCTGGCGCCGAGGTGCGGCCCGGAGCAATCAGATCCCGGATGAAGAGGCGCTGCTTCGGCGCGGTATCAATACCCGGCAGGCGCTGCGGCTCGACCACGCCGGTTGCCACGTCAGTGGAGATCAACGCAGCATTAACCGGAACGCTGACGCGCTTGCCGCCTTCAACGCTTGCCGCGAAAGCTTTTAGCGCTTCGCTGCTGATAACGGTCTGGCCGACGGTCTCGATAATTTTTGCAGCGCTGACCAGTGGCATCTGAGCTACCTGCTGCTCAATTTCACCCACCGAAGATTTCAGCAACTTCAGCGCATCGTTCAGCGCATTGTGCTCAGTGGCAATTTTATCTACCGCCTCTTTGGTCTGCGCTGAAAGCTGTCCAGAGTTTTTAGCCTCCTTCAGCGCATCCTCGGCTTTCTGGCTGAACGTGCTGGAAACTTCTTCCAGCTTCGAGGAGACTTTTTTCAGTAATTCGTTAACTTCAGACATGGTCTTTCCTTATTGGCCGAACGCCGCCAGGGCGTCTTCAAGTTGTTTGATATTGTCAGGGTTGATTTCTTCGGTAGCGCCCGGCGTACCTTCAGGGATGGCAGCAGCGCCTGGCTTGCTGCCGGATAAAGCTTTAAGAAGTTTTCGACGCTCTGAGCGCGGCGTATCGGTTTTGGCCAGCAGCGCGTCAAGCTTGCGCAGCGCCGCCGCCGGACTGTCGTCGTCGTCGGCAATTTCATCAGCGGAAAGAAGGCTGTCAGCAAAGCCCTTCGCTACCGCGTCACTGCCGCCGATATAGGTTTCGCCATCCATCATCTTGCCGATAGTGTCGGCATCAAGACCGCTGCGCGCCTGATAGATATCGCTCATCGCGTTATCAAACGGCTCCATGTCAGCGGCGATCTGCGCCAGGTCGTGACGGTTGCCCATCGCGTAAACCCAGCAGTTGTGGATCATCAGGAATGCACCGCGCCCAATCTGCACGTCGTCACCGGCCATCGCGATGACCGACGCCGCCGACGCTGCCAGACCCAGCACCTTCACAGTGACCCTGCCTTCGTACTCGCGCAGCAGGTTATAAATCGCAAGGCCCTCGAACATGTCGCCGCCGGGGCTGTTGATGTTGACCGTTACGTCAGCGCCATTAAGGGAGCGAAGCGCCCCGGCAATGCGGCTGGCCGTCACCCCGTCGCCCCAGTAGTCCGCGCCGATCACGTCGAAGATAGAAATGCTGTTGTCACCGTCACGGGCGGCGCGGATGCCGCCGTTCCAGCGCTCCATTGCCGCCGCTGGCAGGTCAGGTTTTTCGCGCGCAAAAGGTCGCCCCTCCGGCGCCGCCGGAAGGCTTTTAATTGTCATGGATGCTCCTAAGCCGCTTGTTTAAGCGGGGACTGTTCGAAGGGTATGTCGGGGAATACGTGGTTATGAACCTGTCGCAGCGCGAAAGCCTGTGCTGCCTGACTGTTTTGTTTCAGGTCTTCAAGCGGCGTCAGGTTGAGCTGCACCGTATAAAGATCGCCGCCCTCAATCGGTGGCATGTTTTCCAGGCGGCGTACGTCGTTGCGGGACATCCAGCCGTTCTGCAGCGCACTGGTGTAGTAAGCAGCCCGGCCAGCGCTGTCGGCGCGCAGCAGGCCCTCAACTGAGAACTCAGCAAAGAGGTCCTCTTCGCCATTCAGCAGGCAACGGGAGATCTCCTGCTCGATATTCACCAGCAGCGGGCGCAGCGTGTGGGTCAGGAACTGGAGGTTCATTCCCTCGAGGCTCGACGCCCAGCTGCTTTGCTTCGAGGTATGCCCGACCATAAACGGCGGCACGCGGAACCAGCGGCAGATTTCCTCAATGCCAAAAGAGCGACTTTCCAGCATCTGCGCCGCTTCCGGGTTCATGGTGACGTTCTGATATTTCAGTCCGCCCTCAAGCACCATGATTTTCCCGGCGTTCCGGGAACTGGTGAACTTAGCCATGTACTGACGAAGCCGATCACGCTGATCATCATCCAGAGCCATATCAGCAGAGAGAAAGCCGGAACTCTGAAGCCCGTTTTCAAAAATTTTTGCTGCCGACTCTTCTACCGCCATCGCCGCACCAATTACATCCCGGCCGGAACTCAATGGCATCATGCCGCAAACACCATCGAGGCCAAATCCCCGGATGTGCATCAGGTTCTTTTCGGGAATTACGCGCTGCCTGCCGTCTTCGGTATAGGTGTATTCCAGCCGCCCGGTGTCCAGTCGCTTCACCACCATGTTCTGGGGCAGCAGTGGCACCAGCGACACCAGCTTATTGCCGATAAACAGTTTCTCGACAAACGCATTACCGCGCAGACAGATGCTGGCCACCACCATGAGCATGAACCGGGACGGCGTCATTTCCAGATTGGGACGGCGACAAAGCACCTGGTAAACCGGATGGTTCTGCGCCAGCTTGCGCGAGCCATCAGCCTGCCGGGTGTAAATCTTAACCGGCAGCGTGGACACCGACTCGCTCAGAAGCCGGACGCAGGCCCAGACTGCCGAAAGCTGGATCGCCCGATCTGCCGTGACGACCTTGCCGCTGCTGCTCGTGCCGTACCACTCCTGCCAGAACGTTCCGGTAGTCAGGCTGATGGGCACGCCCAGCCAGTTGAGCAAGGCACTTTTTACCTTGCCCGGCTGCTTACTTTTCTTCATCAGAAACCTACCATGATTGGATTTTCAAAGAAGCCGCTCAGATCCTGAGCATCATTACCACCATTGACCAGCATCCGGCTTTTAGCCGTAAACAGTGCAACCGGTCCGTCAATTTTGTTTTCAGGTGTGGACTTGTTCGGGAAGATGTTGTCGTTTTTGTCCGGCTTAACCGTGACGTTTGACATCATCCACCGCATTACGGGGTTGTCGTCATGGTGGAACTTGTTGCCGTAAATCTCCGCCTGCACTGATTTCATGGACTCAGAAAGGTTTTTGACCGTCTGTGCGACTTCCACCAGCGGCAAGCCTTCCTCCGCAAGTGACAGGCTGAACTGCACGGCGCTCCAGGGATCGAAAGCAATCTCCTTGATGTTCTCGCCCTTCACCCACTCCACAATATCGGCTTTAATCATGCCGTGATCGATAACGTCCCCGTCAGTCAGCTCGAGATATCCGGCGTCGGCCCACTTCCTGTAAAGCTCTGCAATATGGGCTGGCGCTGTTTCCAGTCGCCCTTCCGGGATCCAGAAGCGTGGCTGCATATGAGTTTCACCTGCAGGATCGCGCCAGGCTTTCACCGCTGCACAAATATCGATTTTGTTGGCGAGGTCGACCCCCACCCACAGAGGCCACGCCTTACGCTCAGCTTCTGAAGCAATACCCGGCATTTTTGCCCAGCGGTCCATGTCCATCCAGGCGCTCTCGGCAGTTACCCAGATGTTCAGATGCTTGGTAAAAAAGTTCGGCCGCGCCGCGACCTGCTCTTTTGCCTTTTTGGCAAGGCGGCGCATGTCGTCCCAGCGCTTACAGATACCGAGGCCGGGGTTAGCTTTCGGCCAGTTGGCCTCGTCAAAGGGATCGTCGCCTTCGTCGAGGGTATAAATCAGGGCAAAATAGGTGTCATCCTCCACCACGCCGCGCAGCACCTTGATGGCGTAATCCCGCTGCTCGTAACAGATGCCCTCTTTATTGGTACCCGCCGTCGTTATTGCGAAAAGCAGGGACTGAAGGCGCGCACCGGTAGCTGTTTCCAGAACGTCCCAGACATCACGGGTACGGTGAGCGTGCAGCTCGTCGACAATGCCGCAATGTATATTCAGGCCGTCGAGGTTATTCGCATCGCTGGAGAGCGGTTCAAACTTAGAGGCCGAACGCTCCTGGTGAATGTTGAGCTTAACGTGACCAAAAAGACGCCCCAGCGTGCGGGGGGCTTTCTTGATCATGTTCTTGGCATCATCAAAAACAATCCGCGCCTGGTCGCGGGTCGTGGCGGCTGAGTAAACCTCAGCACCTCCCTCGCCATCGGCACCGGTCATGTACAACCCAATACCAGACGAAAGTGTGGACTTGGCGTTTTTACGCGCCACCTCGTCATAAGCCGTGCGGAAGCGGCGCACCATGACAGCTGCACCATCCTCCATAACCACTTCACCCGTCATCTCATCAACTAAATGTATGACGAAGCCAAACAGGTTTATCAGTATGAAAACGTGCCAGGGCATCAGCTTGATGGGTTTTCCAGCCAGCGCACCTTTGACGTGAGGTACAAAATCATAAAAATCGAGAATGTGCTGGGCGCGACCTTCGTTGAAGTACACGCCCCGCTTCGGTCCGTGCTCTAAATCATTGAAGAATCGCTGGCACGCCAGGCGTACCAGTTCGCCAGCAACAATCTCGCCAGACAGCACGCGCTCGGCGTACTGAATACCTTCCGAAACCGTTGCCATTCATCATTTGCGCTTTTTAAGAAATTCATCCAGTGGATCGGCCTCAGCCGGGCCTTTAGCGCCAACCTTGGACCGGCTGGCCGGGGTCATGCCGAATTCAGCGAGCATTGCCCTGATGCGCTTCCACGCATCGGCTTTCATCACTGCCGCCGGGTGCGGCTTAATCATCCTGATTTCCCGCTCTTTCCCTTCGTCCGGCTCATCCTCGCTGTAGACGGCGTAGGTGTAACCTTCCCGCTCTAACGTCTCGCAGTGATTCCGGTACTCTGTGTAAGCCTCGATCAGCAGTTCAAGTGCTTTACCGTCCAGGGTGGTCATCACCCCGACAGCATCAAGCTCTTCGCCAATTCGCTTAAACCAGTACTTCCCCATCTTGTCGAAATGCTTCGGAACTGGGGGTACCCCAGAAGCGGGTTTTGGCTCGTCTTTGTTGACAGCTCGTTTTGATGGGTTCCCCTTCACCAAAGCCAGATGTGTCGGGGTTTTCGGTGGTCCTGGCATAATCGAAAACTCCTATTAATCGATGGTGGGGATCCCCATAAAAAAGTTTTCTAACCTGCGGCGGTGTGAAAAAAGGTTAGGCGGCGGTCCTTAGCAGGCAGGGGCCTGAACTTTTCACCCGCCCTCCCCCGGTAGTGAGAATTGATATCATTCACATCAGAATGATTGCATTTGAAACCATTTTGCATTTCATCAGTCGAGATGGAAGTCATCACTGAGGTTGCGGCGCCGCGCGCTGCTGGCATTGTGCGGGCAGGCGCTGGAGTTATGGCCTGGCTGACCGCAGTAACCGCAGCGCAGGTTCGCACGGCGGGCTGATCCTCCCCATGTCTTTGGGCAATTCGCTACGGTGTGCAGCGTCGAGCCGCAGTAGGTGCAGCGTGTATAGCTCATCGGGTTCTCTCCGTTGCGGTCTTGCGCTTATGGCATGGCCAGCACAGCGATTCAAGGTTGCTGTCTTCGTCTGTGCCGCCGTGAGCTTTCGGGTTGATGTGGTCGACCGTTTCCGCAGGGCGTGGCCTGCCGTTGCGCAGGCACTGCTGGCAGATGTGTCGATCACGCTTAAGGATGCGGGCGCGGATGATGTCCCACTTACTGCCGTAGCCACGCTGGTGGCGGCTCAGTCCGCGCTGATGCTGCTGCCACCCTTCGTTACGGTGCGCCTCGCAGTAGCCGGAACGGTCTGTGGTGGTGCCAGAGCACCCGCGCTTACGACAGGCGCGAGGGATTGCGGCTGGCATTAGCGCTTACCATAGAGCAGACCACCGGGCTGTGTTGCGTTGCGGATAGCATCATGAACAGCCGACTTCAGGCTGTCGATTGATGCCGCCTGCCCGAGCATCTCCGCCCTGAGGGATACAAGCAGATCGCTGTTGCGCACAGCGTCCACCACTGCTTCACGCATGTCTTCGGATAACTCAACCCTGGTTGCAGCCGCCTGAGACCGGAACAGACCGTTCTTAGTTGAGATCATCCCGGCAACACTTCGTTTTTCACTCTCGCTATCAGTTACATGGATGCTGTAACTGCCGATAGTGGTTGCGTTACCCAGCTTCTCACTTTGAATGGTTCCAGGCTGAACAAGCGCATCATTGAGAACAGTTTCACCCACCAGCTTTTTATCAGCTTTCTCTTTGCGTCCGGCCTGGATGCGTTGGATCGCATCTTTAATCTCCTCAGGCGTATACCCACCAGCAAACACGGTGTAGCGATCGCCCAAGAAAATAACGGGCACTTTACCTTCTGAAGATGCACCATGGCTTTGCTCCCAGCAGTATTTTAAATGGTCAAGTTGGTCAGCAATAGCGTCCTGAATACGCAAGAGATAGCCGAACGATAAGCCCGCTAAAGGCCCCGACTTTTTATTGTCCATAGTTGTTTCCTTTTAGATGTGAGCCTGTCGTACGGGATAGCCGCCCGAGAGAAGCGGGTCCCCAAGCTCACGGCTGAAAGACTCTCTTTGAAGCGCGTACGAGGCGCATAAAAAAGCCCAGCGTGAGCGAGGCTGATTTATCCCCTACAGGGCATAATTATGTTTTATCCGCTATAGCCATTACGATGGCTTTGCGTGTTGTGATGGCAATAAAAAACCGCCCGAAGGCGGTAATATTCAGCAGGTCAGCATGTTATCTGTGAATGATAAAGAGAGATTTGCATCTCGGGCAGAGCAGGGCCTGCTCCTGCCGTACTTTTGTTGCTGGGTGATTAGAGTTATGACCGCATATCGGGCAAGTCACTGTTGTTTTGGTCGCCGCTTCAACGCGTTTAAGTGCGTAATCGAAGAATGACATAATTTTTAGCCTTTATAAGAGTAAGGCTTATCATAACATGATTGATTAATTTTTAATCAAAAACACCCACGCCGTAGCACTTAATCACCGGATTAATGACTTACTGTTGATCGAAATACAAAACTATCAGGAATGTTCCCAGTAATGCCGCTCACGCTTGTTTAATCATGGTTCCTGGTCCATGCTAAAAATTCCCTGAAAATCTCTGTCAACACCGGGAAAGGCTGTACCTCAATGTAAGAAGCACTAACAATAACGTTCCTGTTCTCCAGTTGCCCTCTTACTGAGGGCTATCTTTTTGACAAAATAGACCAGTTGCACCTCATTGTTCTTATGGACTTACCTTCTGGCAGTTAGCCTGCCACGCCCTGTTATGCGCCAGGATGTCCTTCTTCGTCTGGCGGTCCAGCACATCGATGTCGTGATCAGTAAGGTAGATTGGCCTCACCCAGTCGCATCCGGTGTCGATTACCTCAACCTTTGCGGGTCCAGCTGTTCCGCAGCTCGCGATCAACATCGTCATCAGGCATATGGTTAACAGTCTGCTGTACATTGTTGGCCTCTTTCGTTGCTTCTACCCGGCGTTCTGCTGCTGCGACCGTTGCCGCGGCGTTATCTTCGGTGCGCTGCTGATCAGCTTTTGCTTCCGCTTTGCTGGTGCCGCGTGAATGGCCTAATCCAAATGCGCCAGCGATAGCAGCGATCACCGCTGCAGCCAGCCCAATAATCACTTCGATACCCATCATGACCTCACAACAGAACGGACTTCGCCAGGTTGAACAGAGTGCGCCGTTTATCCAGGCCGTTACGTCCGCCATTGATGATCAGCGTGACGCGCTCTACATCGCCCGAATAAAGAAGGCAGCCGTGGGACACGTAAAACCATGCTGCTGATCGCGCGGCATAGACATCCTGCTCCAGCAGCTCCGGGTGGGTTACCAGATCCAGCTTCATCACCTGCCCGCAGTTACGGTAGTTGCTCAGGCCTGTGATCTGCTTCAGACCGCGGCCCCGGTATTTCCAGCCGTCACCAGCCACCTGATTGCCCAGGTTCTTTTTGCCCCACTCTCCGCCATAAACCAGATTGGCGATCGCTTTCTGGTTAGCTGGCTGCGTGGCCGTTCTGCCGAGAGCTGCAGCCTGTTGTGCTGTGATGCGGTGCTTACCGAACACCGACACCAGACTGTCTGCCGCATAGTTCAGGTTTTCCACCAGCCGGGAAAAACCACCGGACTCATGGCCTATCTGTGCGATGAACATGGCCTGATCGAGCGGCGTGGTAATCCCGAACTCTTTCATAGCTGCGTCGATATGCGGATACCAGCGCGCAGCTAACCCGGCGCTGATACCAGCCGCCTTCTGAAATTGTGTTTGGTTCATTATTGCCTCAGATGATCAACCAGGCGTGCAACGTTGCCTCTGACGGCCACCAGCACGGAAAGGAAAATAACGTTGGCCCCAATGGTGGCCCACGATGAATGAGGGTATATGCCGCAAAGATAGGCTAACGGCACCGCGCTGTACGTGACAGTAATCAACCACGCCAGGCGGGAAACCCACGGACGATGACGGGAATCACCACGACGGTAAAACATCAGGGTGATCACTACCCCGGCGCAGAGCAGCGCGTTGATAGTTGCTGTCGCGTCATTTAGTACCACCAGAACCTCCCCGGCGCGTTATCAGCGCCACCAGCGAGCCGACATCCTGGTTATTCAGGAACGTCAGGATTTTGACGGCTAAAGCAGAAACAATAACGGCACCAATGGCGTCCAGAGGCTTATCGCTGTAGCCGGTCCAGTTAGCCAGCTTTGAACCCACCAGGCCGGAACAGAGAATACCGGCGATGTAAGACACAACGAAATATGCCATTCGGCGTGCCGCGCCCAGATCTGCGGCTGTGGCGATATAGAATACAGCCCCTGCAAACGCGCCAAACACCACACCGTAATCTGTCCCGGTCAGCAGTCCATAGACACTGGCACCCGTAAGGGCACCACCGGTCAGCCCAGTGCCGGAAATCGGATCGGACATTTAGCCCCCTCTTATTGCCGTGAGTCCTCTCAGAAATGAGGGGAAATAAAAAAGGCCGCCAATTGGCAGCCCTGAGAATGGAGTTATCTGGATAAGATGTAGATTGTGGTGCCGGGTGCCTCCCGGTGACTCTGTGCCAGACCACAGAACCGCGTTACTCACCTGCCTGTCTGGACGCCCCACCGCACAGGGGGATTCACCACACGGACACTCTACGTGGCCCTATCCCTAAAAGATAGTTACCAATTTATTTTCATTTATCTGACCGCAGGTTTTTGATCGTTCTGGCATCTGGCTCTCTATTTTCTGGCAACCAAGGGACTAACCTTGAAGTGTACAAAAAACATACAGGAGGATCAGATGTACAACTCAATTTTGGTTCCCATTGACATTTCAGAGAATGACCTGACGCACATGGTTATTCCGTATGTTCAGGCGCATGCAGCGCTTAACACTTCTAAAGTCCATTTCCTTACTGTTATTCCTTCACTTCCTTATTATTCAGCCTTAGGGCTGGCGTATGCAGCCGAAATGACTAAGTTGGAAGAATTCCAGCGTACTGCCTTATCAAAGCTGGATGAAATTGTTAAGCAATTCCATATTCCTGCCGACAAAATTCATACCTACGCTGTACCGGGTTCACCGAAGGATCAAATACTTAAGCTTGCAGAGATGATAAATGCTGACTTAATTATCATTGCATCCCATAAACCGCACATCTCAACGTATTTGCTAGGTTCGAATGCTGGTGCTGTCGTGCGGCATGCGAATTGCCCAGTTTTGGTAATTAGGTAGTTTTTTGCTGCCCATCATTAGTGAGATTTCAGGAAGAACAGGCATAAAAAAAACCCGCTCGGTGGCGGGTTTTTTAACTCTGAACATACAACGCCCATCGTTAACGTCAAATTTACACAAAAATGGCAACTTTGCAAGTAACGTGACGCTAAAAAGTAAGATTTATATCGAATTATGCGCTCTTGTTACTTTCTGCAACTGAGCGTCAGCATTGCTCTCTTCCTGAAAGCATGTCGTCACCAGGCTTTCATAGAACGGTTTCCAGCTGTAGCGCCAGGTGCGATCGGGAAGGCTGTCCAGCTCGGCCAGAACGCCACGGTACGCCACTGAGGATTTAGGTCTGCTGTACCCTCTTCCCTCGCACCGTTTGCACTCCTTATAAACTGGTACGCCCTGCAATTCAGTTTCTTTACGGTCGAGGGTTTTCCCCGTTCCGCCACACTGGCAGCGCTTACTCAGCTGGCCCGTGCCGTTGCACTTGCCGCACAGCTGGTGATCCACATCCTTAACCTGGCGGGAGACCTTAAAGTCAGATGGAGACTGGCCAAGATCCTTAGCAAACTGAGGCAGGCGCATGGTGTAATGGCTTTTGGTAATCACGCTGGTTTTGATGATGATGCCTTTGCCCTGACATTTTGGGCAATCGACACTGTCAGCAGCTGATGAGGCGTAGTCTTTGAAGGCGAAGCGGGCGAGGATCCGCATGCACAGCGGGAACTTTTTACCCGCAGCTTTACGCACCGCCATCGGCGCATGCTGTTTGGCGTACTCGGTCAGCCAGGATATCGCGGCTTCTTTATCCTGTGGGCTGATGCCTGCCTTCCCCAGATACATGGCCAGGCCGATCCCGGCATCTGCCTGAGTCATGCCCAGCGCCGCCATAATGTCGGTTACGGTTAACTGATCGCCCGCTGTTGCGCGGACGCTATCCGAAATGTGCATACCTTTCGGTGCAAAAAATTTTAAAACTCCATCCAGATTCATCGCGTTCTCCACTCCGTCTACGCCAGTACGCCGATAGCCAGCGCCCGGTCTAATGTTTTCAGCAGCAGCTCCGGCTGCGTGCCGTATTTCGCTTCAAATGCCACGGCGTCAGCGTGTAATTCATCGTGGTGCGCTCTGCACAGCGGGATCACGAACAAATCATGCGCTTTGGTACCCATCCCACCCATGCCGTGGCCGATCAGGTGGTGGGGGTCGTCTGCTGGTTTCTGGCAACATGCACACGGCTGCGCCTTTACCCATCGGGTGTACTTCTCGTTCTGCCAGCGTCGGCGCTTCGGCCTCAGCATGTAGGATTCCGGTGTCTCTGGATCCACCTGCAGCGCCAGCACCTTTTCAACGGCCTCCTCCACCATGCTGGTGGGCGGTACCGACGGCACAATGTCAGCCTCACGCGTCACCGACTGGAATTTCTCAGCCGGGATACGCAGGACCTTGCGTGCTACCGCCTCCGGGATGACGTGGGCCAGCTTATTGATCGTCAGCCACCAGCACAGTTCTGGAAGAGTCACCGGGTGGGCATCATCGAAATCCAGCCCGGCGCGAACAACCGACAATACCCAGGCTACCAGGTTCTTTCGTGCAATGCCCGACAGTTCGGCAGTAAATTGCTCTCGCACCCGGATATCACAGGCCCAGCACAACCGCAGCGCACCGGGCGCATGCCGCATGGTGACCATTTCGTGATGGTGATAGTCACTGTGGCGATATTGGCAGCCAGATTCACGCATTAGCCAGGCCTCAAGGCATGACAGGCCACCAGCTCGCTGAATAACATCGGCATGCTCAAAGACAGGCACCATCAATGGGTCTTCTGCCAGCGGCTGGCCTGCCGCTGGAAGTTCGCCGGTTGGCAGGTTGGCCAGGCGCTCCGGCTCGTTCTCCAGCAGAATGCGCCCGCGATGGAAATGCGGCATGATTTCAGGACCAGGCCGGAAAACCACGATCCCGAACTCTTTTACAACGACAGGGGTTAATAACGCTCTCACAGACACCTCAATGCACAGTTTCGAGCAGGCGCAACAGCTCCTGAAATTTTGACTCGAAGAAATGCGGCTGCGTTTCACGCGGGTTCGCCGGGCTGGTGATGTTCTTCCCGTACATGCATCCCTTCGCGGTCATAGCCCAGAAGCGCTTAACACCATTTACACCCGAACGGCTGCGGCGCTCCTTATGCTCGACGATCCCCAGTTTGGCCAGCTGCTGGTAAGCCAGCGTAGCCGACATGCGGATCCCGTTAGCTTTGAGCAGGGCGCTCAGTGACTGCGTGGGGCGACTGGATCCATCAGGCGCACCGGCTGGGGCATCAATGGCGTACTGCGGGGCAAGGTTTGGCAGGCCAACAGCATCCTGCAGCTTCTGGCATGCGCCGAGAACAGAAGAATTGGAGAGGTTAAGGGAGCGCTGCATAAAATCGAGGAGGATGACGCCTGCCTGCATTTTATCTGCCGCCTGGCTCTGAAGAGTGGCGGGCTGATTTACAACTGCATCAAACGTCCGAATAACCCTCAGGCTGAACTGCGGGCTGATCCACATCGCGTAGGAGTAGACCAGCTCTTTACAGACGTAGCTGCCCTGCTCTTTGCCGCCGCGGATAACGCTGACCGGGTCCGGCGTTTCCGAGTTGCTAATTTGCAACTCGCTTATTAATTGTTCGGTTTGCTCGTTGCGAAGCCAGAACGCTGGCTTGTGCTTATCCTGAGCACCAGCAGCACGATGAAGATCGTTGAGGCAGTAACGCCCAAAAATATCACGGCGTACGGAAACGCCGTCAATTACGAGTAATTGACTCATTTTGTTCTCCACTGATTGTATTGCGAGGGGCCTGCACGCCCGCTTCGCTTGCACTTTTTGACATTACTGCTGATTTGCATAATTTTCAACACCCACACTGTCTATGCATACAGTCCGATCGTTATCTCAACCTTGCCTTTGGGCGTTACCGGCCCCCACTCCACCAGCATTCGCTTAATCTGGCTGTCGTCCTCCCAGATGCCTGCGTGGGTCAGCGCATCGAACAGCGCTTTGTTATAGTTGTCGATGTCGCGGCGCCGCGCGTCCGGCGGGAAAAGAACGATCTCCACCGCCGCTGGCGCGCTGCTGGGCTTCGGTAATCTGCGCAGTTGCTCGATGATCGCAGCGCAGGCATCGCTCTGGTACGCACGCCCTTTGGCGCTGATGAGGTGGCGACCGGCCAGCGGCCCCTTATTCGGGGCGCGCCAGTAGGTGTTTACGCTCGGAGGGAACGGCAGCACCAGTTTCATTTACCCTCCGGGATCATCTGCGATGGCTGGCTGTTGATTTTTATGCCGCGATGCGCGCCCGGGACTATCGTTATTGCCTCTTTGCGCTGCAACGCACGTAACTGCAGGGCGGCCGCATTCGGCGACACAACTCCCATCAGGCGGGACAGCTCTGAAATAGTCGGCGGATAACCGTGCTCGCTCTGGTATTTCACCAGCAGATCGAAAACCTCCTGCTGGCGCACCGTTAATGATTTATTGACCACTGCTACCCCCTACAGAACCGCAACGATGTCGCTGACAGTTTCGCGTGTACTGGATTTACTGGATATCGCGCGCCGGGCGCGGACGTAGTTGAGTTCAAAGCCGTGCTGCTGGTACAGCTCAATGATGCGTGGCGCTGATGAGTTACTTATCACCACCCGGGCGCCGCGCTGATGGGCGGCAACACAACATTCCGCCAGGGTGATCTGGTCTTCCCAGCTAAAACCGCCTGGCGCATAACTGGTGAACCCGCTGGTACCCGGCAGCGGCTCATATGGTGGATCGCAGTAAACGACATCGCCCTCCCCAGCCAGAGAAAGCGTGCGGCGGAACCCGGCATTCATAAACACGCAGTTGCTCGCCAGCGCAGCGAACGCCTCGATCTCTTTTTCAGGGAAATATGGATTGGGGTATTTGCCCCAGCCAACGTTGAACTTTCCGGCGAGGTTGTAACGGATCAGCCCGTTGAAGCAGTGCCGGTTCAGGTACAGGAAAGCTGCGGCGCGTTCCGGCCCGGCCAGCAACTGCCCGTTGAAATCATCGGCGACTTCGGCATACCCGGCGGCGCTGTTCCTGTTGCTGAATAACTGGCGGGCGTAACGAATTACGACATCCGGTACCACAGCCAGCATCTGGTACAGGTTGATCAGGTCTGCGTTGATGTCCGCCAGCAGGAAAGAGTCGTGCTTACGGGAATTGATGAACACCGAACCACCACCAACAAACGGCTCAATCAGGCGCTGGCCGGCGGGGATCAGGCGGTCGATATCCGGCAACTGGTGGTATTTGCCACCAGCCCACTTGAGGAACGGACGCTGCCAGGTTTGCGGTGAGGGTTCTTCAGTAGGCTGAGTGACTGCAATATCGTCACAAACAGATCCGTATCTCATCCCCGGAACCCCTCTGGAATAGTTTTATCAACAGGGCCGAACTTCATCGGGTCCGCTTTGCGCTGACCCCACGTTTCGCGCTCCGGGCGCCCTGCTGCGTTCCACTTGTTCGCCGATTGCAGGTAGCCGGGGAATTTGGAGGGCAGGAACAGGGTTGTCGGGCGGAGATATTCGGCCATTTTCAGATCGTCGCCCCACTTCTCGACGCTGTAATCAACCACCAGCGTCAGCTCATCAGGCGTAAACCCTTCGGCCAGACGGCCGCGAATGTTTTCCAGGGACGACTTGCAGACCTGGTAGCGAGATCCGGTGGTCTGGTTCAGGTGAGATAAAACCTGTTTCGCCTGGTCAGTGATAACCACTGCAGGGTCGGGTTGCGGCGCAACCGGACAAAAAGGTTTTTTATCTGATGGATCAGTAGTTGATTTTACTGACGGATCCCCGCCAGATTCTGACGGGTCAAAACCGCCTTTTTTGCCGGATTTTGATGCCTCAAATTTTGACGGGTCAGATTTTGATGCGTCAGAATTTGACGTGTCAGAATCTGGCAGGTGAGCAAGTGCCGCCGCGCGAAGCTTCGACACGTTCAGCTGGTAGATGTTGGATGCGTTACGGTTACCCTGCCGGCGCTGAGTACGCTTAAGCCAACCGTCTTTCTCAAGTTTCGCGATCGCCGTTCGCACAGTGCTTGGCCCGGCACCGAGCTGCCGCGCAATAGTTTCGATGGAAGGCCAGCACACTCCCTCATCGCTGCTGAAATCAGCCAGTCGCGCCATGATCGCCACGCTGGACAATTTCATGCCGGAAGCCGCGCAGCCGTCCCAGACGTAGCTGCTTAATTTAGTGCTCATGGTCGCCCTTTAACTCTGTAAATTTGCGCTGGAACTGATCGAGAGGGCTGAAGCATTCATGCTCGTACCCATCTCGCAGGTATATGACGCGTCGGGTCTCTGGCTCCCACCGGATAACCCGAACCGGGACGCCGCGGTGATCCCTGAATCTCCTGTCGATCTCACGCATAAAGATTCTCCTTTACGGCGCCATACCCCCACGATTGCCATTGCCCGGCTGTGGTTACATGCAACCCAGCGGCCTGATACCATGCGCTCATACCGAAACGACGGGGTCCCATTGACCGGAAAGCCACGGAGTTGCGGCAGACGGTGATTTACCGTTAAACTGTTCATGCGTTAGTTTCTCCACTGTTACGACACGCCACGACGCCCGGAGCTGCACACTCGCGGGCGTTACTCTTTTCTGGCGCACAGAAAACGCGATACAGCAGCGTCAAATGCTCCTGCCACTTCGCCATTACCTGATAGCTGTTCTCTTCAATTTGCTCGCGTTCGGCCTGGTCAATGACGCCATCAGCGGTTGCCTTGCGGACGAACTTGGAGTGCTCACTGATCCACTCAATGGTTTCCATCAGGCGCTGGTTGATGTCGGCGTTATCCACATCCTCGATATCCACCAGCGGGACGTTGACGCTGTTCGACTGGCGCGATACCGCATCAGCGATGTGCTTCGTGCCGCTGGCCTGCTGGAGAACCATCGCCCAACCCATTGGGAAGATCTGATCGCCACCAGTGCGCAGGCGGTTAAAGAGCGCATCCTCTGTCACTCCCAGCCATTCAGCCGCCTCGGCGTAACCGCCCGGCAGGCTTGAGATGGTCTTTTTAATTGCCGCAACCAGCCACGCGGGCTGCTTTTCGACTTGCCAGTGTTGATTGCCCACGGTTAACTCCTTGAATCTGTGGTTTCTGCTATGCAGCTTTCTCGTTACGCTTCTGGTAAAGCGAAGAGTCGAATTTGAGTTTTCCTTTAGTGCGTGCAGCCGCCTCTGCTGCGCGGCCTTTAGGAATTAGTTGGCCCGGGCGAGCCCGCCATTGATAAAAGGCTTCGGGCGATACCCCAAAAAATTCAGCCGCCTTGTTTGGCGAACCGAAGTACTGCTCAAGTTCAGTTGTGGTCATCTTATCCTCCTAAGAATATTTAGATATTATTATCTAATCTTTTTTAGGTCAATAAAAACTAAGATTACTTAGGTTTCATTTCTAAGGGTTTGAATCGTGGGGACACTTGGCACGCGGTTAAAGGAATTAAGGAAACAAAGAAAGCTTACTCAAGGCCAATTGGGTAAAGCGCTTGGAGTTTCTGATGTAACGATTGGCTACTGGGAAAGAGATCTGAACGTGCCGGGCGGGAAATCGCTGACGAAACTTGCTCAATATCTCAGTGTAACTGAAGGATTCCTTTTATATGGTCGGGAGGACGAGGCTAACATTGGGCCTGCACCAGTAGCAGCGCAGCAAGTTCCCATCATCAGTTATGTCCAAGCTGGGGCTTGGTCACCTGAGTGCGACGCCAGAAATATCGATGGAACGGTGGAGTATATTTTGACGTCAGAGTTTCACTCTCATTCAACCTTTGCCCTCAAGGTCAAAGGAAAGTCAATGGAACCCGAATTTGTTGAAGGTGATGTAATCATTGTGGATCCTGAGCTACACCCAGGTCCTGGCGATTACGTTGTCGCAAAGAACGGCGGTGACGAAGCTACATTTAAAAAATACCGTGCACGAGGTATCAGTGAAACTGGCGAAGAAATTTTTGAACTCGTGCCACTGAATGAAGACTACGCTATCCGCAATTCTGCAAAAGAAAAGATTCATGTCGTTGGGGTGGTTGTTGAACACCGCCGTATGATGCGCCGCAAATAATTACCCTCCCCCTCAGAAAATCTAAATTAGTTTAGGTTTTCTGCTTGACCTTCAATCTAAGTTATTTTAGATTTCATTACAGAAAGCGAACAGTCTGGACGCCCGCGCACTAGCCGCACTTGGTGTATGAAGATGGGAATGATTCGCTGACTACCTAAAACCCGTAAAAGCTGCGTTGCTGTCTTTGGCGGCATCTGTCTCTACCCGTGAGGATGCCGCAATTTTTTTACGCAACACACAAGAGCATCACCGTAGCGACGGCTCATAACCCAATCGCACGGGCTGTTCCACCAGCAGATGCTCTTCTGTGTTGTGTGGAGAAACTAACCTGGCGGCCAGTGCAGATGGCCGCCACGCCCTGAGGAGAAAGTAATGTCTACCCCGTTCTTCAAAAACCTTCTGATCTACCGCCTCAGCCGTGACATTGCCCTCGTTCAAGACGGCAAAACAGAGGAACTGGCGCGCCAGCTCGAGAACTTCCAGTTCACCCCGTGCGGTAGCCAGGATATGGCAAAAGCCGGTTGGGTGCCGCCGCTGGGCCAGCACTCCGATCAGCTTTTTCATCTGGTGAATGACCAGCTGCTGCTCGTTATCCGCCGTGAAGAAAAGATTCTGCCAAAGCCGGTGATCGCAGAAGAGCTGAATAAGAAGGTGTCCAAGCTGGAAACTGATCAGGGTCGCCGCCTCAAGAAAACTGAGAAAGACTCCCTGCGCGATGAAGTGCTTCACTCCCTTTTGCCGCGAGCTTTTACCCGTAGCAGCATGATCCGCATCTGGGTGAACCTTAACGCCGACCTGGTAATGGTCGATACATCGAGCGCTCGCCGCGCCGAAGACTCACTGGCGCTGCTCCGTAAAACGCTTGGTTCCCTGCCCGTCGTGCCGTTGACCATGGAAACCCCTATCGAGATCACCCTCACCGAGTGGGTGCGTAACGCTTCAGCGCCATCAGGTTTTGCGCTGGGCGATGAGGCCGAGCTGAAAGCAATACTGGAAGATGGCGGCATCGGCCGCTTCAAAAAGCAGGAACTTTCCAGCGACGAAATCGCCACTCACCTCGATGCCGGCAAGCTGGTAACTCAGCTTTCGCTGGACTGGCAGCAGCGCATTAGTTTCGTGCTGAGCGATGCCGCCGCGATTAAGCGACTCAGGTTCGCCGACGAGCTGCGCGACCAGAACGACGACATCGATCGGGAAGATGCCGCCGCGCGCTTTGATGCTGATTTTATCCTGATGACCGGCGAACTGACCGCCCTTCTCAACAGCCTGACGACGGCGCTGGGCGGCGAAGCCCAACGATAACCCCTAAATAGTGGCCTGCCCCATGTCTATGGGTTGGGTTGCTGCAACCAAAAATCAGGCGCGGTGCAGCGCGTAATAATGGAGAACACGTAATGTCATATATTCAGACACTATCCGGGAAGCATATTAACTACCTCAATATTCATCACGACGATATCGTGATCGAGGATATTGCCACTGCCCTTTCTCACATCTGCCGCTTTGCCGGTCACCTGCCGGAGTTCTACAGCGTCGCGCAACACTCGGTGCTGGTCAGCCAGCTGGTTCCCGCAGAGTTCGCGCTTGAAGCGCTGCTGCATGATGCTGCTGAGGCGTATTGCCAGGACATCCCGGCGCCGCTGAAACGCCTGCTCCCGGATTACCAGCGTATCGAGGCGTATGTCGATTGCGAGATCCGCGCTAAGTTCGGATTACCGGCCCACCAGCACGATACGGTGAAGTATGCCGACCTGGTCATGCTCGGTACCGAACGCCGGGATCTGGATATCGACGACGGTACCGTGTGGCCAGTGCTCGACGGCATCCCACCGACCGACTTGTTTACCGTTATCCCGCTTCGCCCCGGCCAGGCCTACGGTCTGTTCATGGCACGGTTCAACGAACTGATTGGGATCCACAAATGCGCCTGACCACAAAAGAATTAGTGGCAGAAGCCCACCGAGCAGCCCGGTCACTACCACCAGAGTCAGCGAAGTTGGTCACAGAGCTGGCTACGCGACTGGATGTAACCCGAGCCGCTCTGTGCGAATCACTGAGCGAGCGTGACCGGCTAGCGGCAGACGCCCGCCGCAGTGGCGCTCCGCTGACGGCTCGCAGGCTTAAGCTGTCAACCATTAAACCGATTATCGCAGAAGCATCTCAGCAGGAGGATCCGCAAATAAAAAAGTAAACCGATGTGGTAGTTGTTGTGACTGGTTCCGCAATGGCTGCGGGACCTGTATCTTCAAAGAATGACCGGGTGCAGCCGGTAAAGTGGAGGAATTATGCTGAACCTCGATTGTGTGCCTATCTCAGCTTATTGCAATGAAACTGGTGAGAGCATTGATGCCATTAATAAGCGCTTACAGCGCGGCGTTTGGCGTGAAGGTGTTCAAGTTCTGAAAGTGGAAGGCGTTAAGGAGAGATGGATCGATTTGAGTGAGGTAGCTAAATGGGCAAGACAGAGTCGCCTAAACTCCCGCGCGGCGTGACCATCAGGAAGCACAGCCAGGGTGAAACCATAAATATCACGTTCACTTATAAAGGGGTGAAATGTAGAGAGCCCCTTTCAAATTTAGATGTGACCGCCAAAAACTTGAAATACGCCGAGCGGACCCTCGGCGAAATTCATAACCAAATCGAGCGTGGAACATTCGTTTATGCAGAATATTTCCCGCGATCTGCACGGTTAAAATTATTTGGTAATGCGGCCGCTGGGAAGACAATAAAAATGTACCTGGACGAATACCTTAGCATCTGTGAAACGCGAAAACTTTCGCCGTCCACCATCGGCGGTTATAAAAAATGTCGTAGCGCGCTGGTAGCTCTTCACTCACTACCTGCAAGCGAGCTTACACCGGCAGCAATGAAGACGTGGATCCAGAGCCGCACCACTACGCTGAAGACAATTCGCAACCAACTTTCTTTCTTGCGATCAGCGCTTGATGAGGCTGTAACAGATGGCGTACTCCAACTCAATCCGGTATCCCTGGTAACAGCATCCCGGTATCAAAGCGACAAATCGACTGCTGACAGCGATTATATTGTCGATCCACTTTCACCTGCAGAAGTGGATGCCCTCCTCTCCTCTGCCACAAATAAGCAGTGGGGCAACCTGTTTATGTTCGCGATCCAGACGGGTTTACGCAGCTCGGAGTTATGCGCGCTGCGCTGGCGCGATATAGATTTCATCGGGAAGACGGCACACGTTCAGAACGCGAGTGTAGTAGGGGTTATTAAGGGGACTAAAACAAAGGCAGGAACGCGCAAGGTGGAACTTAACGATGCGGCGATGTCTGTGCTGGCGAATCAGAAAACCTTCACCTTTATGAAAGACGCCACCATATTCGAGGATCCGAAAACGAATAAGCCGTGGGCCAGTGCAGACGCAATCCGCAAAAAAGCCTGGGTCCCGACATTACGCAAAGCAGGGATCAGATACCGTAACCCGTACCAGACCCGCCATACTTTCGCGACACGCCACATCAGCCAGGGTGCCAACCTATTCTGGCTCGCTGGACAGATGGGGCATAAGGGACCAGAGATGTTATTTAGACACTATGGCACATATCTAAAGGAATACGATGGACAAACAACTCGCAAGGAGATAAAAAGATAATTTGTTAACAATTGGCCACAAGTTGTGGCCTCTCCAAAATCGAGGAGTGCACGTGGCGAATCAAATTACTAAGATTAGAAAAATACAAGTTAATAAGTTTAGGGGGCTAAAAAATGTTAATATTGAATTTGGTAATAGATTGACCGTAATTTGTGGAAAAAACGGCACTTCCAAATCAACCATACTTGGCATTGTCGCACAAATATTTAGTTTTTCGCGAGATCTGACAAAAAACCCGATAATTAATCTGAATGCTTATAAAACTCTTACTAATAAACCTTTTAAATCAGCATTTAAAGAACATTTTAGGTTGTCAGAACAATTTGATGTATCCGGTTCCATGGAAGTTGGAATAACATTATTCGACGCAACCGTAAATAAAAACTTAGATAAATTATCTCTTGGCTTATATGAGTCTAAGGATAGGACTAAAGCTAGGGCGGTTGTACGGGGAAATGATGGTATCGCGGGCAGAAACCAAAGCAGAAACATAACGCATCCAGTGATATTTTTAAGCCTAGCTAGGCTGTTACCAATTACTTTGAGAAATGATTATTCAACCCGAGACGTGCAATACATAACTGACAATAAAGAAGAAATAAGAGCAATGAATAATCAGCTTCTTTTAAAAAACAACGGGAGCTCTGTAACTGCTACAAAAGGCACTATTGATTCAATGGTGGTCCACGGTGACAATTATGATCATGAGTCAGTTTCTGTTGGTGAAGACAACGTTGGTCAGATAATCCAAGCAATTTTCTCTTTTAAAAGGCTAAGTGAAACATATCCAGATTATCATGGTGGTATACTTCTTATCGACGAAGCTGACGCTGGTTTATTCCCGGCAGCGCAACTTGAGTTAATTAAAATATTAGCAAAAGCAGCTAAAAACTACGATCTACAAATTATCATGACTTCTCACTCCCCGCTTATTATTGAAGATATTTATCACCGTTCACGTCAAGATGAAAAGGCTTTTAAGACAATTTATCTTACTGATACTTTCGGCGACATCCAGACAAAGAATAATTTATCCTGGGCTGAAATTAACGCCGATTTACATGTCGAAACAGTAAGAATCAACGATGACATAAATTTACCCAAAGCTAATGTTTATTTTGAAGATAAAGAAGGTTTTGATTTCTTCAAACAAATAATTGTTGACCGCAAGATCAACAAGATACTAAATCCATTGGGGAATATCAATATAAGCTGTTCAGCTATCCTTGACTTGATGGCAAGAAAAATTCCTGAATTCACTTCAAAAAGTTTGATTGTATTAGATGGTGATGTTGAAAGCGATAATAGCGACAACGCAAAGAAAGCAAAACGAGAGAGAAATTTATGCTTATTACCCCATGAGTTACCCCCAGACCAAATGATATTTGAGTTTATGTATAACTTACCCCCAGATGACATATTTTGGGAAAATAAGGATAGATTTACAAAAGCCGTCTTTACACGTATTGGTTCAGATATAATATCTACCTTAAAGCTAGGTGGAATACCAATTAACTTGAAAACAGCAATTGAAACCTATCAAGGAAATAATAAAAATATCGCTGGCAGGGTAAGAACCATGTTTAAAGAATTTGCTCACACAAAAGAATTTAGAGACCTAATTGAGGGTCCAGTAAAATATAACCCATATAGATACTGGGTAAAAAAGAATCAATTAAAATCCGAGAATTATAAACATAAATTTATCAAAAGCCTCAAATATACTATGATTAATGGACACGGGGTAGACTCTGCGCTGATTGGTTCATACCTTGAAGATAACTAG